CGCGACCGCCACCGAGCGGTTGGTCTCATGGCCTTGGCGTGTCGCATTGGACCAACGCATCGTCCGCCTCCGGTTGCGGATCGACGACGCCGCTCGCGCCCGCTCCGCTCGCCGGATGGAGCGGCCCGGCTTCGACGACCTGCCGAGTCCGCTGCGCTACGACCTGTACTTCCTTCGGGTTTTGGTGGCGCGCGCCCAGAAGCTCCTGCCACTGGAGGCTGGCCGCGAGAACGCGTTGCCGGAGGTGATGGCGCTGCTTGACCTGGCGCATCAGGTAGGCGCGCCTGACCACCGCTGGACACATGTGCGCGACGTGGTGCTCGAAGGGCTCGAGCTCGAGGTGAAGCTCGTCACCGGCGGGCTCAACGAGAGCGAGCTCGAGCGCCTCAAGGCGGCACATGAGGATTCTCCCCGCCTGTGGCACGAGGCCGAGGAGGCGAACACGGTCGATTTCGCGTCGCGGATCAGAGAGGGTCCGCCCTGAGGTCATCCCGGTTCTCAGTCGAATGCGGCCTGCGCGGCGCGGAGGCAGACACACTTCCAGGAGTGGCCCACGCTTTCAGGGAGTAGGCGGCGACGGTGAACGTCGGTAGCGTCCGGCTGGATGGGCCATCTCCGGCGCGGCGCCGCTGTCCAGACTCCTTCGCTCACGCGCGGCGCCCAGCGGCCACGTGGCCCGATTGGTCCGGTCGCTCCGTTCCGCAGTCGGATTGTTGGCCACGGCGAGGAGGCACCGGAGCAGCTGCTCGCTAATCCCTCGAACTGGCGTCTGCATCCGCCCGCGCAGCGAAACGCCCTCCGCGGGTCCCTCGACACGGTCGGCTGGGTCGCAACGGTGCTCGTGAACCGGACGACGGGCCACGTCGTCGATGGCCACGCCCGGATCGAGGAGGCCATCAGCCGTCATGAGCCGACGGTGCCCGTCACGTACGTCGACCTCTCGCCTGACGAGGAGGCCCTGGTCCTGGCGACGCTCGACCCGATCGGGGCGATGGCCACGACGGACGAAGCGAAGCTCAACGAGCTGCTCGCCGAGATCAGCGTCGACGACGCCGGCCTGGCCCGCCTGCTGGGCGACCTCGGGCAGCAGCGACCGCACTTCGCGGATCCGGACGCGCTGCCGAATGAAACCGAGTGCACCGTCACGCCGGGCGAGCTGTGGCTCCTCGGCGATCACCGCCTCCTGTGCGGCGATGCGACCAGCGCCGACAACGTCGCTCGGCTGCTGGCCGGCGAGACGCCGCGGCTTCTGGCGACGGATCCGCCGTACGGGGTCTCGCTCGATCCCACGTGGCGCGACCAGCTGTACAACGGCCTCGGACCCGCCGAGCAGCCGTACATGGTCAGTCACGTCCGGACGGACGGCCACCGCAACGTCAACCTGTCCGGCGACACGCGGGTCGACTGGAGCGAGGCATACGAGCTCGTGCCATCGCTCGAGGTCGGCTACGTCTGGCACGCTGGTGTCCACGCAGCCCAGGTTGCTGCGGGACTGCTCCGAATCGGCTTCGAGATCGCCTCCCAGGTGATCTGGGACAAGGGCCTCTTCGCGATGTCGAGGGGCTGGTACCACTGGGGCCACGAGCCCTGCTGGGTCGTCAGAAAGCCCGGCGTCGCGAACCTGTTCCACGGCGACCGCGATCAGTCGACGGTCTGGCGAGCACCCAGCCCCAAGATGATCATGGCGGGCTCACAGGAAGAGAAGTTCGATCACCCGGCCCAGAAGCCCGTGGTCCTGTCCGAGATCCCGATCCGGAACCACACGGAAGCGGGCGACGCGGTCTACGACCCATTCCTTGGATCGGGGACGACGTTGATCGCCGCTGAGTCGCTCGGCCGCCGTTGCCTCGGCATGGAGATCGAACCCCGGTACTGCGCCGTCATCATTGAGCGCTGGCAGCGCTTCAGCGGGCAGACGGCGGTTCGGGTTAGTGGCTAGCGGCGGCGCTGGGTTGCGGCAGGATGTCGTCAGCTCCGAGCTCGGCGAGCTCCGCCTCCGCGATCGCGAGCTCCTCGCGTGCTTCCGCGATCCGCCATCGCGCGGACTGCTCGTGACCGGAATGCTGCGCGAGCTCCTCGTTGGCCGCGATGAGGAATTCGAGCGACGTGATCATCCGCTCGTAACTCGCTGCGAGTCGCGCGCGCGTCGCCGCGAGATAGTGCGTGGCGTCCCTGTCCACGCCGGCACGGTAAGCGGACGGAAGGTTGACGACGCGTTTCGATCGCCTTCGTCAGCCGTACAGATCCACGACGGATTCGCTCGCTGATGGGCGCCCGCGGTCCTGTACGGACACCGGTCAAGCTCAAGGTTCTGCGCGGCGAGACACGTCCGTCGCGTCTCAACCGCGCCGAGCCGCGACCCCGCGCGGACCGCCCGAACCGTCCGGCAGACCTGGGCGCTGCCGCCGCAGTCGTGTGGCGCAAGGTCATGGCCCAGATGGGCGCGACCGGCGTCATCACCGGCGCCGATGCCGAGGTCTTCCGGGCCTTCTGCGACGCCGCCGCGCGGTACCAGTTCGCGGCCCGGATGCTGGAGCAGTCGGGCCCCTTGGTGCGCGGGCAGAAGGGCGAGCTCGTCAAGAACCCGCTCCACCAGATCGTACGTGACAACGCCGTGCTGCTCCGCTCCTTTGCCCGTGAGCTCGGCCTCACGCCTGCGGCGCGGGCGGGCATGACCGGACCTGCCCGAGAGGAGCGCGACCCCTTCGCCGAGTTCCTCGATGGGGCCGGATGAACCTTCTTGTCCCCTCGTCCGCAAGTGCGAGTGAGCGGACGGTCAGGGTCGGTACTCGCCCGAGACGGAGCGGCGGAGCCGGGCGCGACGGCTCCCCGCCCGACCCTGTCGCCGCGTACGCCCGATCCGTTCTGGCCGGCGAGATCGTGGCGAACCGCTACGTCCGCCTCGCCTGCCAGCGCCACCTCGACGACCTCGAGCACGGTGCCGAGCGTGGCCTGCGATACGACGCGGCAAAGGCTGCCCGGGCGGTCGCGTTCTTCGGCTTCCTGCGCCTCGCCGAGGGCCCGTTCGATGGCCGCCCCTTTGCGCTCTCGCCCTGGCAGGCGTTCATCGTCGGCTCCCTCTTCGGCTGGTACACGCGCGACGCCGATGGCGAATGGGTGCGGCGGTTCCGCAACGCCTACATCGAGACGGGCAAGGGATCCGGGAAGACGCCGCTTGCGGCCGGCATCGGCCTGTACGGGATGGTCGGCGACGACGAAGGGGCTTCTGAGATCTACTCCGCGGCCGCGGTCCGTGACCAGGCGAACATCCTCTGGACGGACGCGCGGCGAATGGTCGAGAAGTCACCGGCGTTGCGGGCTCGGGTCGATGTCGGCGCGCATGCCCTGTCAATGCCCTCGCGGAATGCGTCGTTCCGTGCCGTCTCCTCCGAGGCGAAGAACCTCCACGGCAAGCGGCCGCACGTCGTGCTCATCGACGAGGAGCATGCCCACCCCAACGGCGAAGTCATCGACGCGATGCGCGCGGGCACGAAAGGCCGTCGCAACGCGCTCATCGTCAGGATCACGAACTCAGGGTTCGACCGCCACAGTGTGTGCTGGGCCGACCACGAGTACTCGATCAACGTCCTCGAAGGGATCCTCGCCGACGATGCCTGGTTCGCCTTCGTGTGCGGGCTTGATCCGTGCGACGAGCACCGGCCGGGTGGCGCGCCCGTCGACGGCTGTCCGGACTGTGACCAGTGGACCGACGAGGCGGTCTGGCTGAAGGCCAACCCCAATCTTGGGGTGTCGCTACCGATCCGCTACCTGCGCGAGATGGTCACCGAAGCGATCGGCAAACCCTCCGCGGCGAGCAGCACGAAGCGCCTGTGCTTCTGCATCTGGACCGAGGGCTCGGGCAAGTGGCTCGACGTGGCCGCGTTCGCGCTCCTGGCCGACGTCGCGGGACCCGCACCGCTGCCCGCGACGAGGACCGGCTACGGCGGGCTCGACATCGCGTCGACGACCGACCTCACGGCATTCGTGATCGTCGCGCCGCGCGAGTCGTGCGACCGCGAGGGCCACACCGGCCGCTGCTACGACCTGCGTGCATGGTTCTGGCTGCCTGAGGCGAACCTGCCCGGCCGGGTGAGTCGCGACCACGTGCCCTATGACCTCTGGGCGGCCGATCGCTGGATCACCCTGACGCCCGGAAACCGGGTCGATCAGGAGCGCCTCGTCGCTGACCTGGTCGCCCAGAAGAACGCACGGGCGATCGGGATCGACCGCTGGAACACGGCCTGGCTGACACCTAAGCTCCAGGAGGAAGGCTTCGACGTGCTCGAGGTCGGCCAGGGCTACGCATCGCTCTCGGCGCCGGCCAAGCGGATCGAGGCCGACATCGCCGCGGGACTCGTCCATCACGACGGCAACCCGGTCCTGCGTTGGATGGTCGCGAACGCAGCGGCGACGCAGGACGCGGCCGGCAACATCAAGCCCGACCGGGAGAAGAGCGCCGAGAAGATCGATGGCGTGGCGGCGTGGTGCGACGCGCTGTTCGCGTGGGCGAATGTGGAGCCGCTCGACGGACCCTCGATCTACAACGAGCGGGGCCTCACCATCCTCGACGCGAGGCCCCCTCGATGAGCCTCTGCGAATGCGGCTGCGGGACACCGACCAACCCCGCGAAGCAGACATGGACGCGCAGGGGCGTAGTCAAAGGGCAGCCGCAGCGCTTCGTCCGCGGCCATCAGACTCGAGGCCGCAAGTTCGGACCATGCCCCGAGGACAAGAAGGCGAAGCTCCGCGCCGCGAACGCCGGCCATCCTCCACACCCATCCGCGTATCGCCACTTCATCGAATCCCCACGGCGCGGTGCGGCCAGCCCGAGCTGGAAGGGCGGAGTCGTCGTCCTCGCGAACCGATACCTCGGCGTCCGGATGCCGGAGCATCCGCGGGCGTACTCGAACGGGTACGTCTACGAGCACATCCTGGTCGCGGAGGAGAAGCTGCGACGGCCGCTGGCGCCCGGTGAGGTCGTCCACCACCTCGACCACAACAGCCTGAACAACGACCCGAGCAACCTCGTCGTGGTCGCGTCGCACTCCGAGCACATTCGCCTCTACCACCGGCCGACGCGCCGAGTAAAGGCGGCGGCGTGAGGCACGTCCGCGGGCTCCGCGCGGCCTTTGCTCCCTACGAGCGCGACCTCCTTGCCCTCAGCGGCGTCGGCTGCATCACGGTCGGTCTGGCGACCGTGTCCCTGGCGCTGGCCCTCATCCTTCTCGGCGCGTTCCTCGTCTTCACGTCGGGCTCCGGGCGGCGACGCTGATGGGCCTCTTTGCGCAGGCGGCGCGCGAGCTCCGTGGCTATCGCCTCGAGAGCTTCAGCCCGCAGAGCCAGGCGTACTGGGTCGCGAAGCTCTTCGGCGGTGGCAACCAGGCGGCGTCCGGCATCAGCGTCACGCCCGACACCGCGCTCACCGAGGCAACGGTGTTCGCCGCCTGTCGCAACCTCGCCGAGGACCTCGCGAGCCTGCCGCTACCGATCTATCGCGGCAACCCGCAGGGCAACCGCGTAGCCGACATCGACTACGGGACCCCTGCCTGGCGGGTCCTCAACCGGATGGCCAATCCCGAGATGACCGCGATGAGCTTCCGGGAGACGATCCACGGCCACGTCGCGCTGCGCGGCGACGGCTACGCCGAGATCGAGCGCGACCAGGGCCTGCGCCTGAAGGCGCTCTGGCCGCTCAACCCGGCGCGCATGCGGATGGCGCGCAATGGCCAGCAGGGCTTCACCGTTCAGGGCGCGCCGTCGGGCCAGCTCTTCTACCTGTACAGCCTGCCGTCCGGCCAGGAGAAGGTCTTCGATCCTTCCCTGATCTTCCACCCTCGTGGCTTCGGGCCGGACGGCCTGCGCGGCTACTCGCTGGTCGCCTTGGCCCGCGAGGCGATTGGTCTCTCATTGGCGGCCGAGGGCTACATCAACCGCTTCTACGCCAACGACGCGTCGCCGGGCGCGGTGCTCACGCACCCGAAAACGCTCTCCGACAAGGCGCGCACGAACATCGAGACGTCCTGGCGGGAGACGCACCAGGGCCTCGACAACGCCCATCGCATCGCGATCCTCGAAGAGGGGCTGTCGCTCACGAAGGTCGGCATCGATCCGATCGACGCACAGTTCCTCGAAACGCGCAAGTTCCAGCGCGACGTGCTCGGGATGGTGCTGCGGATGCCGCCCGACAAGCTCGGCAACTTCGAGCGGGCGACGTTCAGCAACATGGAGCAGTCCGACATCAACTACGTGCGTTACACGATCACGCCCCGGGCCACGCGCTTCGAGCAACAGCTCAGTGCCGACGGCGTGGTCGACGCCGACCACTACGCCGTCCATGACTACATCGGCCTGCTGCGGGGCGACGCCACGACGCGCGCCGCCTACTACCACAGCCTCCGCCAGGACGGCGCGATCAGTGGCGAGGACATCCGGCGGATGGAGAACTTCGAGCCGTCGGGTCAGCCGGCCGCCGAGGAACTTTTGGTCGCGCTCAACATGATGCCGGCGTCCGCGTTCGGCGCGAACGGACTAACGCTCGCCCAGTCAGCCCACGCCGCCTACGAGATGCTGCGTGCCGGCTACACGCCCCAAGCCGTCAACCAGTTTCTCGGGTTGGGCGACCTCGCTCACTCGGGTGTCATCCCCGGCACGACGACACCGGACCCCGCCGACGCGACAGGAAAGGCCGACAACGTCGACTAACCACCGGATATGTACATCTGCCGCCAAATGACGGGATTCTGCGGCAGTGTCAGCTCAACAACCTCTTGGCGCAGTCCATCCGGGTCCGACCTGTTCATCCGGACATGGACTTGAAATACGTTTGCGTCCTCAGGTTTGTGTTCATCCAATACGTGGTCGGGACCATTCGGTGACGGAAAGAGAAATACATAAGGATTGCCCTGCCTGCGTTGATGCCCTCCGTATAGCTGCGCAACAGCCTGCAGGTCGAACGTCACGAGTAAGAGTCGCCTATCTTCCCCCCGACCGATCCACGCTTCTATACCGCCCCCGTCCCAACGGAGGTCCCACGGGAAACCTTGCGGCTGCGCGACGCTCGCAGGCAACGGCTGTCCATTGGGACCTGTGATCTGAGTCACCGATGCTCGGAATAGAGCTCTTGTGTCCCTGTTTAGGACCATCAGCGAGACTCCGCTCTCTGTCCGGTCGGGGGTCAGAACCACGTCGGGCGGATCATGGGGTGCCCACTGGTTCCATTCCTGATAAGCCGCTTCGCCAAGAAGGACGATAACCACCACTGCGCCACCGGCGAATGCTCCGGCATAACCCGCGACCTGATTGAGACCAAAGAGCACCAAGACAACTGTCAAGACCGCAAGCGCGTCCAGCAGTGCACCATACCGACCCATCAAACCGCGCAGCGCCGCGACCCAGAATTCCCAGCGACGCCGAACACTCAGCGGCAGTCTGTTACCCATGCCGTCACGCTAGGGATCGGCCGTTCTTGCGTCAACGGGATTGAGGGCCAGGGTCGCCCTCCCGTCCCACGAATTGCGGGAGTAGGCACAGCGCGCAACCCTAAGTACCGTCGGCCGTAATGGCGACGCCGCGGATCCGCGCCGAGGCGCGCGAGGAGCGCACGTTCGCCCTCGCGGGCGTCGAGGTGCGCGCCGGCGAGGGCGTCCCGCCGGTCATCGTCGGCCACGCCGCCGTGTATAACCGCTGGAGCGAGGACCTCGGCGGCTTCCGCGAGCGCGTCCTGCCGGGTGCATTCACGAAGAGCCTCGTCGACGGCGACGTCCGGGCGCTCTTCAACCACGACCCGAACTTCCTGCTCGGGCGAACGAAGTCAGGGACGCTGACCCTCTCGGACGAGGCGAAGGGCCTCCACTTCGAGGCGACGCCGCCTGACACACAGACGATCCGCGACCTCGTGCTCGAACCCATGAAGCGCGGCGACGTCGACCAGTGCTCGTTCGCCTTCTCCGTGCCAGCCGGCGGCGACAGTTGGCGTGAGCCAATGCAGCCGGGCGGCCTGTACGAGCGCGACCTCGTCGACGTGCGCCTCTTCGACGTCAGCCCGGTGACCTTCCCCGCCTACCCACAGACCGACGTCGCAGTGCGCGCCCTGATGGCGCTCCTGGATCGCGACGATGAGCCACTGCCAGCAGGGCCGACCCGCCGCGCGCTGCGACGCGAGCTCGACCACCGCCTCCGTATCGCGGGCGGCCAGATGTACTGACCTCGCCGACTTTAGTAGCCGGGCGGCCGGAGAGCGAGTGACGGCCGATGCGACTCCCCTCCCTACTCGCGGGAGACCCTCATGACCGAACGCGAACGACAACTCCGAGCGAAGCGCCTGGCGCTCGCCACCGAGTCGCGCGGAATCCTCGATGCCGGGCCGGCCGACGCCGCTCTCTCAGCAGAGGACCAGGCCCGGTACGACGCCCTCATGGGCGAGTACGACGAGCTCGGCACGACACTGGACGCCCTCCAGCGCAGTCAGCGTGCCGAGGACGACCTTGCCCGCTCGCTCGCCGAGCCCACGAAGCCCGAGGCTGAGCCCAAGGCGGCGGGCCGGACCGTCCGCGCCACTGCCACTCCGGAGTACCGACGAGCGTTCGTCCGGTATCTCGTCAACGGCGGCAGCATGGCCGGGCTCATCGAGGTCGACACCGACCCCGAGACCCGTGCCCTCCAGATGGACGCGGACACGGTCGGCGGCTTCGTGGTGGCGCCCCAGGAGTTCAGCGACCGGATCATCAAGTTCGTCGACAACCAGGTCTTCATCCGCCAGAAGGCGACGACCTTCCGGGTGCCCGACGCCCAGTCCCTCGGCGTGCCCCAGCTGACCGCCGATCCCGACGATGCCGACTGGACGACCGAGCTTGCGACCGGTAACGAAGACTCCGCGATGGCCTTCGGCAAGCGCGAGTTCCGGCCGCAGCCTCTCGCGAAGCTGCTCAAGGTCAGCAACAAGCTCATCCGGGCGGCGGCGCGCCTGACCCAGTACACCGCCGACGGCGAGACCGAGAGCGCGATGAGCGTGGACGAGCTCGTCGGCGATCGCCTCGCCTACAAGTTCGGGGTCGCCGAAGAGAAGGGCTACCTCACAGGGTCCGGCGTGCGCCAGCCGCTGGGCGTCTTCACCGCCTCCGCCGACGGCATCCCGACCAGCAGCGATGTCGTGGGCGAGAACACGACGACCGCGATTACCGGCAACGGCCTGATCGACGTCAAGTACTCGCTGAAGCCGCAGTACCTGCGCGACCCCTCGATCGCATGGGGCTTTCACCGCGACGCGGTGAAGACGATCCGCAAGCTGAAGGACACCAACGGCCAGTACATCTGGGCGCCGGGCGGCATCGGCCAGGCCAGCCTGACGCAAGGCCAGCCCGACACGATCCTCGACCTGCCCTTCTTCACGTCCGAGTACATCCCCAACACCTTCACGGCCGGGCTGTATGTCGGGATCCTCGGCGCCTGGCGCTTCTACTGGATCGTCGACGCGCTCGACTTCACCGTCCAGCGCCTGGTCGAGCTGTACGCCCGCAGCAACCAGATCGGCTTCATCGGTCGCAAGGAGACCGACGGCATGCCGGTGCTGGGCGAGGCGTTCGCCCGTGTGACCCTCCACGCCTGAGCGCAAGGAGACCATTCCATGACCCAGGCAACGAACGTCACGAAGATCAAGCGGGTGCTGAACGCGGTCGCCGCCGGCACCACGACCCAGAACGGCAGCGCCGTTGACACGCAGGGCTTCCAGGGCGTGCGCTTCCTGGTCGCCGTCGGCGCGATCACGGCGACCGCCGTCACACAGGTCAAGGTCCAGCAGGGCGCCGCGGCGAACCTCTCCGACGCGGCCGACCTCGCGGGCT